TCATGGTGTCCTTGTGCGGTTCTGGTGCTGCAAAGCACCGCGCCCGGCGCGTGCGGTGTGCACGGCCGGGCGCGGGTCGGTTGCCGGGGTCAGGCGGTCAGCGCCGCGTCACTCGACGATCTCGACGACGGCGGCGTCGTCGTTGTCGCCGGCCGGGCCGTAGCGAGGCTCGAGCCCCAGCACCACGATCGAGCAGGTGCCGCCCGTCGTGTTGCCGGTGGTGATCTTGCCGCGGATGTGCTCCTGGTCGGAGCCCGCCAGGTCGGCCGCGTCGACAGCGACGATGATGACCTTGCTGTCGTTGTTGGAGGCGTGGGCGGCCAGCTGCGTGGCGGCCTTGACCGTCACGTTGCTGCTGCCGTTGCTCTCGCAACGCTCGACGACGCAGTCGATCGTCTCGGCTGCCATGTCGCCCAGGCGGAAGATGACCAGCGCCTTGCCGAACTTGGCCAGGCTGGCGGCCGTGGACGCCAGCGGCGTGGAGCTGGCGGTGCCGGTGGACCAGGCCAGCAGGGCGGCCTGTTCGGCCGCGGAGCCCTTGAGTGCGCTCATGGGAGTTTCCTTTGCTCAGATGTTGCAGCGGCCGATCAGCGCGCCTGCAGGGTGACGAAGTGCGACAGCGTGTTGCTGCCGCTGCGGCGCGCGATGGGGGCCGACAGCCACGGCTGGCCGCCGGCGCGCATGGTCCAGCGGAACGCGGTGACGCCCTGGTCGAAGTACAGGTGCATCGAGACGTCGCTCTTGATGCCGCCGGACTTGAACGGCGCGAAGTAGCCACCCAGGTAGGCGAAGATGATGTCGCCCAGGTCGCCCAGCGCGCTGCAGGCCTCGGTGGCGATCACCGGGCGGCCCAGCAGCGTGGCGTAGGGGCTGGCCGTCAGGCCGCCGGGCGGCATGTAGACGGGCATGCCGCCCACCGCGGTGCCGCTGGCCGACTTGACCACGGCACCCAGCTGCATCAGCTGCGGCTCGACGTCCTGGTTGATCAGCCACACCGCCCGGCTGCGCACGCTGGCCGGCATGCGCGACCACATCTTCACGATGTTGTCGGCGTGCACGGTGTCGTCGGTCTGCGAGCTCTCCTCGTTCACCGTGACCAGGCACGGCGAGTTCAGGATGCCCAGCATCTGGCCGACGCCGGTGCCGTTGACGATGTAGTTGTTCACCGCGAACTGGAACGCCTCGCCCGCCTTGGTGGTGAGGTGGTTGGACAGCAGCGGCGCGTCCTCGAGCAGCTCGTCGGTCATCGGCACGAAGGCGTAGATCTCGTGCAGCTTGACCGTCAGGTCGCGCAGGCTGGGCTTGCTCTGCGTCATCGCCGCGGCCTCGGCCCGGGTGTACACACGCACGCCGGCGGTGGACCAGGGCGTGGTCTCGTCGGCCACCAGGCTGACGGAGTTGGACGACGTGGGTGCGGCGTCGCACCGGCTGAACAGCGAATCCTCGCTGGTCATGGCCAGGTTGGCCACCATGGACCGGAAGTCGGCCGGCACGGCGAAGCCGCCGTCGGCACCGATGCCTTCGCTGCCGTAGGTGGTCAGCGCGGCACGCAGACGGCCGTCCATGTTGCCCGGCTGGATGCACGCGGCGCGCACGGACATGGCCCAGTGGCCCATGCTCTGGAAGCCGCCGTTGCCACGCGCGGCCGCCCGCGTGGCGGCGGTGCTGATCTGCGTGGTCTGGATGTGCGGATCGCGGCGCTCGCCACCTGCGCGGGCCTGCGGCCTGGCCGGGGTGGCATCGTCGTCGTCGCCGGCCGGTTCGCCAGCGCTGGCGGGCGTGCGCCGAGCCTGGGGCTGGCGCAGGCGCTCGTCCTGCGCCGCAACCTGCGCGCGCAGGCCGATCTCGCCTTCGAGCCGCTCGACTTCGGCCGCATTGTCGCGGATGCTGGTGCGCTCCTCGGTGGTGAGCTCGCGGCCGGCTTCGTCGGCCTTGGCCAGCAGCTCCTGGTTGCGCTGGATCAGGTCTTCCTGGCGCGTGCGGTAGCCCGCGACGATGGGGTCTTCCGCGTCGGCACGGATGCCGATGCGCAGCGCGACGGCGACAAGCATCGCCTGCCGCGACTTCCAGAGGTCTCGATGGGTGTGGAGGCGTTGCATTGCCTGGTCCTTTCGGTCAAGAAAAAGGCCCGCATTCGGCGGGCCTGGGGGTTGAGCCTCGCGGCTCGGGGAACGCGGCAGGACTTACGCCCCAGCGCCGCGAGATTGGGTGGCCGCGCGGCTGCTGCGCACGCGGTCGGAAAGCGTGGCCAGTTCGGCCCGGATGTCGTTGTTGCCAGGGTGCTGGCCGCCGGCGGCCTGGCCTTGCCGCGAGGCCGAAGCGAACCGCCCCGCCATCTGGCTGCGCCAGGCGGAGGCCGAGCCGTGTGCAGCCATGCGCATGTTCTCGACGACAGCGGTGGCGAGCTTGGCGTCCACCGCCTCCTTGCCGTAGAACCAGGTCTCTTCAGCCATCTGCTGGCGCAGGCGGGCGCGGTCTCCACCGCTGCGAGCCACGTAGACGTCGAGGATCTGGTCGCTGGTGCGATCCATGCGATCAGCCAGCGCTCGCAGGTCTTTCGCGAAGCCCACTGCGCCGCCCCAGGCTTCATGGATCATGATCGAAGCGGACTCACTGATCAGGATCTCCGAGCCGGCCATGGCAATCACGCTGGCAATGGAGGCCGCGGTGCCGTCGATGTGGGTGACGACGCGCGCTTTGTGGTCCACCAGCTGGCGGTAGATGGCCATGCCGTCGAACACGTCGCCGCCCAGGGAGTTGATGCGCAGGTCGATCGTCTCCACCGGGCCCAGCGCCTTCAGCTCGCGAGCAAAGGCATCGGCGCTGATGCCGCCGAACCAGCCCTCGCCGACGTCCCCGTACAGCAGGATCTCGGCCACCTTCTGGCCCTTGGCCTTGAACGAGATGGTCACGGCTTGGTCTCCTCGGCGGTGCTGGCGGCGCCGGCGGCACTGGAGGTCTCGGCCTTGCGCGGGCGCTCCTTGGGCACAGGCAGCAGCGGCTGGAAGCCATCGCGGCTGAGGTAGGTCACGCGGCTGGCGGCGGGCCGCAGCGCCAGGAACTCGGCGCGCAGGTCCTTCATCTCGGCAGCGCTCAGCGGTTCGCGGCCGAAGATCACGTCCGACGACAGGCCTCGGATGTAGAGCTCGCGGATCTCGCAGTCTTTCAGTGCCATGCTCGTCCTTTCAGTGCATGAGGGCGCGCGCCGCCTGGCGACGCACCCGTCCGACGGGCGATTCGTCCGGCTCGTCTTCGGCATCCACCTGTTCCGCACGTGCAGGTGTCTGCACCGGTTCCGGCGGCATGGCCAGACGTTCCAGCGTGGTCATGTTGCCTTCGACGATGTACAGATCGCCCTGCGGTCCGATCTCGTCCATGTCCTCCAGGCGGCACCACTGGTTGGCGTTGATGACGCCGTTGCGCCGCATGATCTGCAGGCCTTCCTGGCGGCTCTTGAAGTCGCCGCGCAGCAGGCCCTTGAGGTCCATCTTGGTGAACAGCCCCTGCCTGTTCTGGCCGAAGAACTTGAAGTCGGCCTCCTGCTCCACCCGCAGCACCCATGGCGTGATGGAGTCGACGACGACCTCGATGCTCTGGTGCTCGATGTTGCTGAAGGTGGAGCGCAGCAGGTGCATCACCTTGTGCGGCGGCACGCCGAACCAGCGGCAGATCTCTTCGATCTGGTGCTGCCGTGTTTCGATGAACTGCGCGTTCTCGGGCGTCTCGCTGAACTTCTTGAAGTCCATGCCCTGGTCAGTGACGATGATGCGGTGCTTGCGGCTGGCGCCCCGGTGCTTGTCTTCCAGCTCGCGCTCGAGCTCGGCCTTGGCCGCCGGCGTCATCTTCACGCCCTGGGGCATGGCGATCATCCCGGAGGGCTGGATGCCGTTGCCGAAGTAGGTGGCGCCGAACAACTCGGTGGCTTGGGCCCAGCCAAGAGACTCGGCCGCGTAACTGATGACGTCCAGGCCCACCGCACCCTCGCCGAAACCGCGCAGGTGAAAAACCTGCTCGGGCATCAGGATCACCTGCTCGCCACCTGGTCCACGCACGTTGTAAAGCAGCTCGCCGGTCTGGTCATCGCGCTCGAACGTCACGCGGCTGGGGTGCAGCGGCCACAGCGCGATAGGGATGCCGCGGCCGTCGGTCACGATTTCTGCGACAGCGTTGCCGTATCGACAGGCCCAGCCCACCATGGTCTCGCGCCAGGTGAAGCTCGACATCTCCGCGTTCGGACGGCGGTGGATCAGGTAGTCCACCGGGTGCGACGGTGCACGCGCGGCGCCGCGGGGCCGGTCCACCATCACCCGCCACGGCAGCTGAGCCACGGTGCGGCTGAGGTAGGTGATGCAGGCCCAGACGGTGGCATTCTTCAGAGCCGTGTCCTGGTCGACATAGACACCGGCCGCGCCACGGCGCCCGGTGAAGATGCGCACGACCTCGACGTCGCCCATCAGGGACTGCAGCGCGCCGCCGAGTGCCGCCCTCAAGCGCTGGTACACGTTCACGTCGGCATCCCTTCGCGTGCCGCCCGCTCACGGGCCAGCGTTTCGTAGACGGATTCGTCGTCCACCTTCGTCGCCCCCACCATTGCCCGGTTCATGGCGATGATCGCGGCCACCGCGGCGTCGATCTTCAGCTCGGGCTTGCTCTTGCGCGGGAAGATGTTCTCGTTGCGGTCTTCCTGCACTTCCACATTGCTGAACATCCAGGCGGTGGCGGGGTTGCCGTCGTGGTGGAAGCGGCCGTCTTCCATCAGCGCGGCGATGAGCTTCATCGGCTCGCTGAGGTGCCGGGTGTTCATGCTGATGTCCACGACCGTGAATCCGTCGGCCTGCAGATGCGGCGCGATCTCGCGCGAGCCCCAGGCGTCCATGACCACCTCTTCCACCAGGTGCACGTCGGCATCGGCCTGCACGCTTTCCTGCACGGCCGTCAGGTCGATCATGTTTCCAGGCGTCTGCACAAGGGCGCCGCTCTCCACCCAGGCGCGGTAGTGCTCGTTTTCGGGCTTGGCCACGGTCGCCGCGGGCAGCCAGTTGCGGGTAAAGAGGTAGTAGTGCCAGCGGCCGTCGATCTGCCGGCGGAATAGCTTGGCCTTGCTGGCGATGTCGCTCTTGCTGGCCAGGTCCAGACCGTGCCAGCAGCTCTCGCCGCGGAAATCTTCCTCGCGCAGCGTGGGGTCGGCGCTGTCGTTGATCTGCTCGACAGTGACCCAGGGGCTGGCAGCGTTGACCCAGATGTTCAGGTGCTTGGTCTTGAAGACGGCCTGCTTGCGAGGGTCGCGCACGGCCTCGGCCTGGTCGGCCAGCAGCTTTTCGGGGTCGATCGAGACTCCCAGGCCGGGGTTGGCCTTGTACAGGGCGGCCGGATCCGTCCAGTCGTCGCCCTTGTCGACGGTGTAGATGATGCCGAACCGGCGCTCGCTGGCGGCGTCGCGCACGCTGCCTTCCAGGATCTTCTGCAGCTCGGCCTGGTGCGAGTAGCACGGGCCGCCAATGTTGCTGCCGGCGGTGGTGATGACGAGCAGCAGCGGCTGGCTGCGCGCGCCCATGCCCGTCCACATGGTGTCGTAGAGCTCGCTGGAGGCGTGCTCGTGGTACTCGTCGACGATGGAGCAGCTGGGGCTGGCACCGTCGCCGGGCTTGCCGATGACGGGCTCGAACTTGCTGTTGGTGTCCAACACCACGAGGTTGGACACGTTGACCATCACGCTGCAGGCGGCACGGTAGGCGGCATTGGCCTGGGCCATCAGGCGCGCGGGGCGGAAGACTTCGTGCGCCTGGTCGCGGCTGGTGGCGCCGCTGTAGACCTCGGCGCCGTGCTCGCCGTCGAAGCCCAGCATGTACAGGCCGACGCCGGCCGCGATCGTGCTCTTGGCGTTCTTCCGCGGCACGATCAGGTCGGCCTTCTGAAAGCGGCGCTTGTGAGTCTCGCGGTGCACCCAGCCGAACACGCTGGCCAGGAAGAACACCTGCCAGGGATCGAGCTTGATGGTCTCGCCACGCGCGGCCCAGTCGCCCTTGATGTGCGGCATCAGCTCGACGAAGCCGCAGATGCGGTTGGCGGGCCGATAGGCCTTGCCCTTGATGTCGGTGAGCTCGGGGTTCCAAAGGTAGGGGAAGTCGGCCGCGCCCTGGCGCTGGAGGTCGTCCAGGTGGCGCTTGCACGCCAGGCGCACCCACTTGCACGCGGGGATGCGCTCGGCGAGCACGTCCTGCGCGTACTGGGTGGCGACGGCGGCGTAGTCCTTCATGGCGTCAGATCGCGGCAAAGCCCTTGGGCGCTTCGTCGTCCATGCCGGGCAGGCGGTACTGGGCGTCATTGCGGCTGGCGGTAACACGGCTGCGCGCGCTGGGGCTCATGCCGAAGCTGGCCAGGTAGCGGTCGACCTGCTGCGACAGATCGGCAGCCAGCTTGCTGAGCGCCGACTCGCGCAGGAAGCCGGTGGGCGTGGGCTGCACCAGGGCCTCGGTCACGTCACGGCCTTCGTCCAGCAGCTGCGCCTGGCGCGCCGCCAGCGCACGCTCCACCTGCTGCAGCCTGCCGTAGGTGCGGCAGTAGAGCTCGAGCGCGGTGCGGTCGATCTTCGTCAGCAGGTTCAGCTCGAGCAGCAGCGGCGTCACGCGCTTCCATTCCGCGGCCGCTTCCCTGCCCATGTGCTTGGGCATGGCCGGCAGCGCGACCTCCGGGTGGACGCCATCCGCCAGGTCGGCAGCCCGCATGGGCCGGTGCGACGTGCCCGTGAAGGCGCGCACGTTCTGCGGCAGCGGCTTCGGCCCCCGAGCACCCATGGTCAGGAAAATTTCTCCGAAACCTGCGCGCAAGAAATCCCGACTCCGGGATCGGTTTCCGGGTTCGGGGTGGTGGACTTTCGCCCCCCCCCTCCCTGTGGCTGTAGCAGCGCTGGCAGAACGCTGCGCACGCCGGCACGGCCGCGTGCCGATTCGGCCGCGGTTTTCGCGTCGCTGCAGGCCTGACACAGTGGCTGCACGTTGTCGTCGGTGTCGGGGCCGCCTTCGGCCAAGGGCACGATGTGGTCCCTGATCACCGCCAATGTCGTGACGCCGGTGCGGGCGCACTGGCGGCACAGCGGCTCGCGGCTGAACAGCGCGGCCCGGTTCCGCTGCAAGGCACGGCCGGTCTGGCGCTTCGTGACGTCTGCACGACGTACCCAGGCGGCGAACGGATGCGCCGGGCAGCGGCTGCCGCCATCGCGCACCAGGACGCCACATCCGGGTGCAGTGCAGGGGCGCGGGGCAGACTGAGGCATGAGAACGGCAAAGCCCGCCGGGATCGCTCCGGGCGGGCTTTGGTCAGGTTGCCGGAATCTAGCCGGGTTCCGAGATGTTGCAAAACTCCTGCAGGATGCCCTGGAGCGCCTGGTGTGCACGCGCGACGCGGTCTCGCACGGTGTTGGGCTCGCACTCCATGCGAGCCGCCTGCTCTGCGATCGTGCCGCCGTAGCAGTAGCGCACCACCACAGCGTTGCGCAGGCGCAGGCTGAGCCGGCCGATGGCCCGGTGCGTCTGGCCCACGTCGCTGGCCAAACCCACCTTCAGCGTCGGCCGCTGGCCGGCCACCGGCGGCGACCAGCTCTCGTGCAGCGTGCACACGCTGGCATAGCCCGATGCATCGCCGATGGTCACGGCCTCTGCCCACCGCAGCAGGCGGGCCTCGATGGCAGCGTCACGCGCCATCACTCGCTCCGGTCGGCCTGCTGCCGAACTCGCGGGTGACGCCGTCCGGCCCGGTCTCCCTGGCCCAGAAGGTGCCCTTGCCTTGCTTACCACCCAGGACCTGGCGATCGATGAACTCCCGCCCGAAGGCGTCCCGCAGCTGGTCAATCCAGGCCGCTGTCTGAGGCATCAACTCCCTCAGCGACCCCTGCTTCTCCTGGCTCATCGTCCAACCTCCACTCCACTGTCCAACCTCGTCCAACCTCGTCCAACTTGCGAGCGCCGCGTGCCCGGGTGCGCCCCGGGGCGTGCCTGCGCCCTCACGCCCCCGCCTTACGCGCGCGCTCGCGGGGCCAGCCGTCGAGGTTGGACGGTTGGACGGGCCCGCGAAACCCCGGCGCCTGTACCGCCGTCCAACCTCTGCGAGGCAGGTTGGACAAGGTTGGACGGTTGGACGGCTAGAACTCATGCAGTTCTTCCGAGGGACCACCCCCGGCTCCTCCGTCAACCGCCTGCTGCGCCGGCACCGAGCTGGTGGCCACAGGGCGCCAGTAGCGCCAAAGCCGGGCACCGCCGCTGTCGCGGCGCTTCTCCCAGCCCAGCTTATGCATGGCGATGCCCACCCGGGTCGACATCTGCCGGCCGCCGTCAATCCTGTCCTGCGGCACCATCAGGCACTTGGTCAGCAGGTCGAACGTGGTGAAGCTGTCCACCTCGCACACCATCAGCCCGCTCTCGCCGTAGTTCTGCCGGCTGGCCAGCCAGCCAGCCAGGCGCTCGAACCACGGGTCGACGATCTCGCGTTGCTCCTGCTCAGGCACCAGGTAGGTGTCGGTCTCGGCCAGCGTCGGGTAGTAGCGCCTCAGGTCGGCGTCATCGCTGGCCAGCCGATACGCGGCTTCCGCGAAGAGCTGGTCCCGCCACTGCGCCAGCTTTGCGATGTCGATCTCGCCGTCGCACGCCACGGGCCAGAAGCGGCGTGCGCCGGTCGGGTCCTTGAAGTACTCAGACTGGTTCGTGCTGCCTGCGAAGACGCCGCTGCGCGGGCGATCGGTCGGCCTGCGCGCGAACGGCTCGCGCACCCGGTCCACGCGGGACGACACGTACTGCTTCACGGCCGTCACTTCGGCCTTGTTGAAGCTGTCGAGCTCGCCCACTTCGTACAGCCACTTGCCGGCCAGGGACAGCAGAGCATCCTTGTCGCCAATGCGGATGGGCGTGTCGGCGAACCAGTCATCGATGCCCACCAGGGTGCGCAGTGCCGTGCTCTTGCGTTTGCCCTGCAGGCCCTCGAGCACGATCATGTAGTCCATCTGGCAGCCAGGCTGGCGGATGCGCTGCACCATCCCCATCAGGAACCAAGTGCCCACGAGCCGGGTGTAGGTGGTGTCCGCCGCGCCCAGGCATTCGTGCAGCCAATGGGGCAGGCGTTCGATGCCGTCCCATACCGGCAGCGCCTGCAGGTAGTCCAGCACGGGGTGGAAGCGGTTGTCGTAGGCCGCCATCGCCACGCCGGCGACCAGCGTACCCTCGCCTTTCACCAACATCCTTTCGTGCCGCGCGAGCCAGAAGCCGAGCTGGTAGTCGTCGTTCGTGTCCCACTCGCCCATGCGGCCGCCCCATGGCGGCAGCCGAAGCTTCATCACCCGGTGCGCGAAATCGTCATAGCCCACCAGACCCTGCATCACCGGGTGATGCCTTAGGACCAGGTACACGTTCTCCCGGCAGTCGGCCTTGCCGCCGTTGCGGCGCACGAGCTGCGCGCGCCAGTCGTCGTCCGGCTCGTCGTCGTCGCTGTCGCCCGCCGGCGGTGACGCGGCCCCGCCCGGGGCCCCAGCGGCGCCGGCGGGCCGCGCACTCCCATCCTCCTTCGCGGAGCCCTTGGAAGGGGTAGATCGCCCGTCCGCGTTTTGCTCGCGCTGGCCATTCGTAGGGGCAGACGCGCCGCCATAGGCGTCGTGCCAGGCCCTCGACGGGCGCCAGGCGTTGCCCTTGCGCGCCATCTTGAAGATGGTCATCGCGCCGTCGGCATCCGTGCCCGGGAACGACTTCCAGTGCGTCAGCAGTTTCTCGGCCCCAGGATAGCGCTCGCCGCCCTTGCTGGACCAGTAGTCCCACAAGCCAAAGCCTTCGTCGCCCAGCGCGCTCTTGAGCGCCATGCCCACGCCGATCCACCCGCCGTAGTCGATCGAACCGCTGTCCAGCACCTGGAGAGCCTGCTCCAGCCACAGCCGCGTGTTCGACGACGAGGCGGGTGCCCGGAGCTTGGAGTGCGCCGCGCGCGCTGCCTTCTTCGCGCCCTTGACAGTAGCGTACAGACGTCTGAGCGTCTGGTCCGCAATCGGCGCCACCTCAGGCGGCGTGCCTGGCCAGCGCCTGCCGGTGCAAGTGAAGAACTGCCTGCCGCAGAAGACCTCCAGGCCGACACTGTTGTCCTTGAAGCTCTTCGTCTCACCCTGGACGATCACGTGCACGCCGCGACCGCTCGGGCTGTACTCGGTGTAGCTGGCGCAGGCCTCCACGATGGCCTGGCATCGCTCCGACACCTCGCCAGTGTCGGCATCGATCGCCCCGTCGATGTCAATGCCGATCAACCCGTCGCCGGGCAGAAAGGCAAAGCCCAGGCCGTCCCAGCGGCCGTGCCGCAATTCCGTGCAGGCCGCATCCAGCGTCTGCAGTTCCGCCCGGTCCTCCGCGCTACCCTGCGTGCCGCGGCGCTTGCGGCCGCTGACGTAGTAGGGCACCTTGCGCGGCTTCTTGTCCCCGTCGTACCGCTCGAAACGCCACAGCAGCCACTGCCGGCGCTCCCTCATCGCCTGCGGAAACACCGCACGCAGATCTTCAGGGGGCACTGGGCCCCCGGCCGGTCCGCCGGTTGACGGGGCGTTGGACGTCACAGCGCCGCGAATCCTTCGCCGGGCTGGTCCGCCTGGTCGGGTTGGTCGGGCTGGCCAGAAGGCGGCGTCTCCCAGAAGCTGCGGTGCAGCTCGCTGAGCACCACGCCCAGGCCGTCGCCCGACGGCGGCACCGACAGCACCATCGGCCGCTGCTCGCTCACCACCACCAGGTCGCCGCGCTGCACCAGCCGCGTGGCCGTGCAGCGGGCCAGGCCGTAGCCCACCTGTGCACGACAGGCCAGGTCTCGCACCGTGCCCGGGCCGCCCTCGGCCGCTTGGCGCATGGCGCGCGCAATGTCACCCACCGGTCGCATCGCATGCTCCTTGCTGCGTGTGCCTGCGCTGCGCCCCTGACGGAAACAGCGCGGCATAGATCTCCCGCGTGGGCTGCACCTGATGCGCCAGCGCCACTACCTGCAGACCACGCTGCCTGCTGTCTTGCACAACGGCATAGGGCGTCACCGTGCGTCCGCGTTCCGCGTACAGGCGGAAGGCATCGCAGGCCATCCGCTCGGCACCGCAGCGGGCCGCCCACTCGCACGCGTGGTACTCGCAGGGCGAAGGCCCCACCGCCACCCAGGCCTTGGCCAGGGCGTTGACCGTGTCGACGTCCGACACGCGCATCAGCAGGCCACCCATGCGAACCACACGGCGGGGCTCATGCGTCGGCGTCCCAGATCAGTTGCGGCGCCACACGCATCACCTTCTCGTGCGTGGCCGTCAGGAAGTTGTAGGCATCCGGGTTGACGCACCTGAACTCCACCGGCACCACCTTCAGGCCCAGCGTCGCCAGCATCAGCGCCATCTCCTCGAGGTGCGTGGTCTTCAGCCGACTGACCGTGCTCTCGCTGACGCCCATGGCCGCGGCCACTGCAACGCCCGTTCCAGGCTCTTGCAGGCGCTGCAAGACCAGTTGCACCGTCTTGCGGGCCCTTTCAGGGGCGCTGTCAGATGATTCAGCCATGGACACCACACCCCATCAGGAAAGAAAGAGCCCCGAGGCCGAAGCCCCGGGGCAAAGGCGCGCAGGGGCCCAGGGAGGAGAAGCCCCCAGCTGGATAGGCCAGCACCGGCGCGCGCCGGAGACAACTGCGCAGACAGCGCACGGGCGGGCGCCCTGCCTGGTGCGATACGCTGGGGGCTCCAACCCCACCCAGCCGCCACAGGAGGGCGCCCATGGACTCAGAAAACCCCTTCGACCGCAAGCTCGAAGCCAACAAGCGCATGCCCATCGGGTACCGCGAAGCGTTCATCGACGTCACCGACACGCTGGACTTCTGCTGGGCTGCAGCGCAGGCCGTGTTTGGAACGCGGGCCGCGCCGGAGCACGCGATTGCGCTGCTGCCGACCTTCCTGGACCGCGCAACAGCCGAACGTCAACGACAACTGGCCGAGCTTCGGTCTCGAACGCCGGGCGAAGCCACGCCACCCGCAGCGAAGAAGCGTTCTCCGCGCAAGGGGTGACCTCGGCCGCCAGCAGGCGGTGCTTGGGGAGATGGTCAAGCTGCATCGCGTACCTCCTGAAATGCCAAGGGCGGGCGCCCTGCCTGCAGTACCCTGCGGATCCCCCGACCCACAGCCCACAGGAGGGCGCCCATGGAACTGATCAACCCGACCATCACGGTCCAGAACGTCAAGGGCGATGCTTGGCTCGTGCGCTGGCAGCAGCGACTGAGCGAGCACGAGCACATCGATGTCGCCCTCACGGTGCCGAAGAGCACTGCCGCGCCCCTGGGCGAGGTGCAGGCACTGCTGATGGACCGCCTGCTGGAGTACGTGACGAAGCAGCGGGACAAGTTGCGCAGGAACAGCTGAACTGCGGCTGCGAGTCTAGCAGCGTCGTCACGTCATGGCAACCCTGGCAGGGCGGCACTGAACACACACAGCTGAACTGCGGCGCCACGTCGAGCAGCGTCGTGACATCGTGGCAGCTCGGGCACGGCTTACGCTGCATCGCGGGCCTCCTGGTCTTGGCCTTGCGGCACCGGGCGGAAGACATCCGGCCGTGCCAGTTCGAGGTACATGCGCCGGGCCTTGGGAATGCCGCGCCGCTTCCAGGCGCTGACGGCCTGGGGCGCGATCTCGAACACGCCAGCCACGACCACGGGCCCGCCCATGGCGGTGATGAGTTCTGCGTCTGGATGCTCGGACATGCCGGCAGTGTAAGTCGAGTTGCACATAGGATGCAACCCGGGTTTCACGCCGGTCTGTAGGCTCGCCACATGAAAGTAGACCCGCCGGCTGACCTGCTGACGCCGCAACAGCGCATCGGGTGGGCCATCCAGTGGGCCAAGGCGCACAAGGGCATCACACCTCAGGCGCTGGCGGACAAATGCGGCGTCACCCGACCTGGCTTGCTGAACTGGACCAGCAGCGACACCAACATCGACAAGGTGGGCATCGGCGCGCTGCGCGCGTTCTGTGCTGCGCTCGACCTGGATCTGGAGTGGTTGCTTTCAGGCGCCGGGCAGGCCTGGCGCGCGCCGATCACCAACAAGCACACCCAGCGCATCGTGGATGAACTGCGCCTGCTGGCCCGGGAAGAGCCCGCGGAGTATTCCGTGATCGTGAAGATGATCCACGCTGCGGCAGACGGTGTGCGCCGCGGCGACGAAGAAGGCACCGACCAGCAGCCATAGCGCCGGCGCCGCATGCTTGCAGCGCGTCAGCCGCTGCGGTTGCCAGCTTTCTTCGCGGCCATCCGCTCGTTGTAAGCCTGCTGCGCGGCCTGCCTGTAGGGGCGCAGGTCAACGCCGCAATGCTTGCACTTCAGCGCCTGCCAATGCACACGCTCCGCGCATTCTGGGCACTGGTCGGTTGCATCCTCGTGGGCGTTGCGGGCCGGCAGCAAAGCCAGCAGCACGCCGCTGATCAGCGGCGACGCCACCACGGCCAGCATGAGATACCCAAAGCCTGAGCGCCCGCGCGCCGCGGCCGCAATGCCGATGACAACGGACAACCCAAGCCACAGCAGAACCCACTCCATCCCCCAGTGTTGCACATCAAAGTGAAACTCGACTTGCACACATACTGAAAGTCTGCTTACACTACGCCCCATCGGCCACCCCGGCCGCATGGAGGCGAAGATGCACACCACCCGCACCGGCACGAGCCGGACGCTGCTGGCCCAGGCCACGCAGCGCGCCCACGAAGAGCTGACCCGCCGGCTGGCCGAGCTGCACCAGCTGGCCCCGCTGCTCGAGCGCCTGGAGCCCGTGCTGCCCGCCCTGGCCGCCCAGGGCCTGGAGGTCTACCCCAGCGACATCGGCCACACCTGGCACAGGCCTGACCGCAGCACCACGCGCCGCCTGCGCGCGCTGCGCATCACCACCCGGCGGCTCACCAGCGACAACGGGCGCTGCCAGCGCTGGCTGGACGCGCTTGCGGCGCAGGGCTTCCGCGAGATCCACCGCGACGACTACAAGCACTACCCGCAGGCCGTGCTGCAGCGCGGCCACCTGCTGCTGGTGGTGGACGCCCCGGCGCCGGCCAGCACGGCCGCCGCCGCGGCCAAGGTGGCGCACCAGCGCCGCGCCGAAGACGCTTTTGCCGAGGCCGAGGCATGAGCGCTGCCGCCCGCATCATCAGCGCCGCCCAGCGCCGCCCGGCCCTGCCGCGCCGGCTCTGGCTGCACCTGCAGCGCGCCGTGCTGCTGTGGAACACCAACAGCACCGAGCAGTACATGGCCGCGTGCGAGCGAGACGGCATCATGGACGGCGAGACGATCCGCGCCTGGCGGGCCCACCTGTGCGCCGAGCGCGTGCGGCTGGCGGTGCTGGAGGCCGCCCTGCGTGGCGAGGTGCAGCCGTGAGCCGCACCGCACCCCGGCGCCCGATGTTCAGCGACACGATGCCGATGCCGGAACCTGCCCATCTGGCGCGGCCGGCCTGCAGCGCCGACGCCTGCCGCGGCGGGCGCCGGCCCTGCCCCTGCCCCGAGGCCTGCCAGCTGCAGGCCGACGAGCACGCCGCCGCCACGCAGACACCGATGCGCCGCGCGGTGGCCGTGGCGGTGCTGGCCGTGTGCCTGGCCTGCCTGTGGGCGGCGTGGTCAGCCGTCTGAAGCCGAAACCAGACCATGAGCGACGTACTGCGCCAGGGCCGCCTGACCGACGACGCGCGGGCCGGCATTGCCCGCGACGGAGGATGGCAACTGCGGGTTGAGTTCAGCCCGCCGCACACGCCTACCGGCCGCGCCCGGCGCTATGTGGCCGTCAAGCAGTACGGCAGCGGCGAGGCCGCTGCCCTGGTGTGCAAGCACGCTGCCCGCAACCTGAAACGCGGGGTGCTGGTGCGCGTGCACGCTGCCGCTGAAGACGACAAGCGTGGACGCAGCTGGCTGCATGACGTGCAACGCATCGAGGCCCCCGACATGCCGCCCCCGGCATGGGTGGGCCGCAACGACAAGGACTGACCCACCATGTACATGCTCACCGCCACCGGCGGCACGTTCGACCTGTGGCTGGCCAACCCCACGCACAGCATCGACGTCTTGGACATCGCTGCCGCGCTGGCCAAGATCAACCGCTGGGGCGGCCACACCACGCGGCTGTACAGCGTGGCCGAGCACAGCCTGCACGTGAGCACGCTGATGGAGCGCGAGCACGGCATCAGCAACCCCGAGGCGCTGCTGTGCGGCCTGATGCACGATGCGCACGAGGCCTACACCGCTGACCTGATCCGCCCGGCCAAAGAGGTGCTGGACGCGCTGGGCCGCGGCTGCTGGCAGCGCTGGGAGGCCCAGGTGCAGCACCAGGTGCTGGAACGGTACGGGCTGGCCAAGGCCATGCGCAAGTGGCACGACGAAGTGAAGCGCGCAGACAACACCCTGCTGGTGACCGAAGCGCGCGACGTGATGCCGCCGCGCGGCAGCGACAGCCAGTTCACGCTGCCGCTGGGCGCCGAGGCATCGGTGCAGCTGCGGCTGCGTGAATACGCCGGCACCGACTGGCAGGGCTGGCGCGACCTGTTCATCGAGCGTTTTGCCGAGCTGCGCGAAGGCGTGCGGCTCAGCGGGAGCGCATGCCATGCGTGAGGCCGCGGCATGCACCGACAGCGCGCTGGGTTTTCACGTGGTGCCAGACCACGTGGCCCGCAACCCGGTGGCCCGCAGCATTGCCCGCCGCCGGCTCGAGGGCGCGGTGCGCGACTTTGCGCTGCAGGTGTACCTGCAGGCTGACGGCAGCATGGTGCAGCAGCCGCTGATGGCCGGCGCCCATGTGCTGGCCGTGGCCGTGCGCCTGGCGGAAATGCGGGCGCAGCGCGACGAAGACCGCAACAGCCCGGCCCTGCGCGTGATGGCCGGCGGCATGAGCGCCATTGCCCAGTGCAGCAGCCGCGGCTGGCGCTGGCGCAGCCTGGACGCCGTGGCTGTGGACACCGCCATCAGCGCAGCGCTGGAACTGCTGCGCACCGCCACAGCCCAGGAGACGCGCGCCGCCTGGGCGCATGTGGAGAACCTGAAGTGACGCCGCCGCGCGCCTGCATGGGCGGTTGGGGCTGCCCGCGGCGAGAGCGCTGCGGGCACCACCAGACCGAGCGCCGCTGGCTGCCGGCCGAGCGCCTGTGCATGCCCAGCCAGTTTGACCAATGGACCCCGCTGGATGCGCCCGCGATGGCACCCGGGCCTGCACAAGACACGTCGACCACCGCCAACACCCAGCCCCACCTGGAGACCACCCCATGAACCACCGCGTCGATCTCAACACCCTGGAGCGCACACCTTGGGCCCTGCCCACAGCGCCGACGCTGGCCGCGCCAGGGGCCGCTGCGCCATGGCACCGGGACGACGATGCCGACGCCTTCGAGGTGCTGGCCTGGCACCGGGCCGACGAGCGCAAGCCGGATGCCGACATCACCGTGCTGCTGTGGGGCGCCGACGGCTTCTTCACCGGCTACTGGGACGACGAGGCCCAGCAGTGGATCGACTGCGCCAGCGGCGGTGTGCGCGAGGTGGCGCCCACGCACTGGGCCAACCCGGAGGGCCCGCTGTGATGCCGCAGCACACGCCCTTGCGGCCCGGCCAGGGCGAGCAGATCACGCTGGACGCTCTGGCCCGCGCCGGCCAGCACGGCCTGAACACCCAGCAGGTGGCCAACGTGCTGCGCGTGACCTG